GACGCAGACAGCGAAGCCAGCCGCCTCAGCCGCCGCGGCGTCGACCACATCATCATCGCCCCACTCGAGCAGCGCGGGAGGTGATCGCATGAACATCAAAGCCATCCGGCAGCTCGCCGACGTCACGCTGGACAAGTACCGCAGCTCGATCCCTCGCAAAGCCTTCGAGGAGTTCGTGAAGGACATCATCGCCGGCGAGAACCGCGCGACCGCCTTCAGATACGAGGCGACCCCAATCTGCCGGGCCTCGTTCCCGTCCACGCTGGACGAGGACGACGCCCGCTGCACCGTGGAGGTCACGGTCTACCGGCTGAACGCCGTGGCCGTCACCGCCTTCCTGCTGGACGGGCCCGAGACGCTGCTGCGGCACATCGGGCTCGACGAGCAGGACACATACACCACCAAGCACGAGATCGACGACCTCGTCACCGTCGTGCACATCACCAGAGAGGAGGCGCCAGCATGGCAGCACTGAGAGACATCGCCCGAGACTTCGCCGCGGAGATCCGCGACGGCATCGGCTGGACAATCGTGTATCGCACCGGCCGCTCGTGGAACGCCCTGACGATCTGGAGCGACATCTGGAACGGCGAGTGGGAGACCGACGACCTCAACGACGCCATCGGGATCCTGAAGGCCGACCCGGAAGCCGTCATCGTCAACGGCTACTACTGCGGCCACTTCGGTGAGGACATGACCATCGACGAGATCGCCGACGGGATCCGCTGGCACTACGAAGGCGGCCGCAACCGCCTCGCGGACTATTGCGAAGTCACGCAAGGTCGGGACGCCATCGAGGAGGGCCGCAAGGCTGCCGAAGCTGCCGGCCTCCCGTTCTGTGAGCGTCTGGCCGACGGAGGCGACGACGAGCTGAGCCCCTACGTCTACGACGGCAGCATGACGCTCGCCGATCGTGAGAAGATGCAGCAGGCCCGCGAAGCCTTCGAGAAGCTGGCCGACGCTCTGCGGGAAATCGCCGCCAAGCTGGCCGAGGCCCTGAAGCCGGTCATCAACGCCGTGCTCTCTGCCTTCAAAAAGTTCTGGAAGGTATCGGTCAGGGCCATCGGAGTGCCGCCGAAGTGGCTGCACCTCGCGGCCCACGCAAAGAAAGCCAGAACCCGGAAGAAGTACCGCAACCGCATCCGGCGCTATGTTTTCGAGGCTCTGGCTGCGGAAGGAGGTGGAGGCCCATGACAGCCAAGTGCGTCGGCTGCGGGCTCGACTGGAACGTCAGCATCTACCAGAAGATCCCCCGCACCGGCTACATCTGCCCGCACTGTGAGAGCCGGCTCCGCGCCGGCGAGACCCTGCCAAACATTCAGGCCAGCCAGAAGGCTCGGCCGCAGAGAACGAAAGGAGCAACCCCATGAAAAAGATCGCACTCAAGAACGCCGCCCGCGGCACGGCCTTCGACTATGCCGGCCAGAGCTGGATCCTGCTGGAGAATGATGACGGCCGCGCCCTCTGCCTGAGCAAGGACATCATCGAGAGCCGAGTCTTTGACGAGGGCAACTGCAACAACTTCGCCGTCGCCAGCAGCAAGGAATATCTCAACGGCGCCTACCTCGACAACGCGCCTACCTCGACAACCTGCTCGAGGACGTGAACGGCCCCAACGCCTTCTTGACCACGGAGCTCGACCTGACCACCGACGACGGCCTGAAGGACTACGGCACCTGCACCGTCACCATCTTCCTGCTGACGGTCGACCAGTACCGGCGCAACCGCGACGTCATCCCAAATGCAGACGACTGGTGGTGGCTGTCCACCGCCTTCAGCACGAAGTCTAACGGCTACGAGTCACTCGCCCGCTTCGTCGACACCGATGGCACTCTGAGCTGGGACAGCGCCTGCTTCGGCGACTGCGGCCTGCGCCCCGCTTGTTATCTGGACTCCGATCTCCTGATCTCCATCGAGGACGACGAAGCCACCGACGACGTCACGCCGGAGCACGCCGGCGAGATCATCGCGGCGCTGGCCGAGCAGTTCGGCGGCACCTTCGCCACTGAGGATCAACTGACCACAGCCCTCTCGTTTATGCTCGGCACCCTGAGAGCTACCCGCGAGAAGGAGGCCCGGCATGAGTAACCTCTCCACCCTGTTCGACCGCTACAAGGCCCTCGTCGTGTTTGATACCGAGACCAGCGGCCTCGACTTCGACAGCGACCAGATCATCGAGCTCGCCGCCCTGCGCGTGGAGCGCACGGCCACCGGCGGCCTACGGATCGCCGGCAAGATGGACACCTTCATCAAGCTGCCCGATGGCGAGACCCTCCCGGAGAACATCGTCAGCCTGACCGGCATCACCGACGAGCGGCTCCAGACCGAGGGCGTGCAGCCGGTCAAGGCAGCCGGCCAGATCGCCAAGCTCATGCAGAACGGCCCGACGCTGATGATCGCCCACAATGCACAGTTTGACGCCTGTTTTCTCCGTGGCCTACTCCACGGCCAGAAGGTCGGCCGGATCGACTGGCTGGACAGCCTGACGGTCTACAAAGACCGCAGGGCCTACCCGCACAAGCTCGCCAACGCGATCATCGCCTACGACCTCACCGGCAAGGTGCAGAACAGCCATCGCGCCATCGACGACGTGCTGGCCCTGTTCGAGGTGCTGAAGGCGATGGACGACGAGCGCGAGGATCTCGGCAGCTACGTCAACCTGTTCGGCTACAACCCCAAGTACGGCGTCAGCGGCCGCCGGATCGTGGGCGTCAGATATGAGCCGCAGAGCTTCAGCAAGGGCCTGACTCGCCCGGAGCAGACGCTCCCGGCCCGCGTGGCGCGGAGGTGACAGCATGAGCCCGGAGATCACGATCACGAGCGAGGAGCTGCGCGAGCGCGTCGAGGATCGCCTCGACCGCTGGATCCCTGACGACGTCTGGAACCGTGCCGAGCCCTACGCC